CGTCCACCCCGCGGGAGCGTTGACACGGACGCCGCGCTGGTCTCCGCTTCCGCCCGCGCCCGTCCACTCGACATTGACGATGTTCGCCGGGTGCGTCCCGGTGCCGCTGTTGGTGCCTTGGAAGTCAAAGATGCTTTCTGCGGGGGCTGCGGAGCCCGTGACCGAGCCGTTGAGCGTTGCGCCCTCTATGAACGTGATCGCGCTGGTCTGGGCGATGGACATGATCGCGGCTGTGCCGTTCCTGAAGTCCGCGACCACGCCGCCCACGTCGTCGCTGCTGAACGAGGCGCAGACGCCGTTGTGATACGGGCCTACGCACGAATACGAAACGCTGTTCCCCGTGAACGCGCTCGCAGGGGTGAACGTCCGCGTGTCCTGCGCAGCCGCAGCGGTGTGAGTCACGGTGGCCGAGCCGGTCGCGCCGTAGGTCAGCACGGAGTCGCTTGCCCAGGTCATGTTGCCCAGGTTGGTCTGCGAGATGTCGTCGCCGTCCGCGCCGTTGCCGAGCACCACGTCGAGGCCGCTGCTAGTGGGGCTTGCCGCTGCGGTGTGCGGATTCAGCGGATCATCCTGAACGGCCGCATGGCTAGCCCAGACGCAGCACAGCACGAACGTCAGAGTGAGCCCTACGATTGCCTTGCGGTTCATCGGTTGGTCTCCACGAACGCCAGCGTGATCTTGACGTTGCCGGGCTTGCCGGTCTCGCCCGCCTCGCGCACGCTCGCACGCACGGCCAGAGCGTCATCGAGCCGCACCCGGAAGCGCGGGATCCCAATCACGCCCGTGGTGGTGCCCGGGGTGTCGTGGTAAATCACGTGCGGATACAGCTCGCCCTGCCAGGTGTCGAGCCCGTTCGCAACCGCGGTCGCAGACGTCTCGTTGTCGATGATGTTGTCCGCGTGCCAGGCGTCCTTATCGGGGGACACCTCGACCAGCAGGTCAGCATAGCCCGTGTTTGCCGCCGCAGTCGCGCTGCGTGTGTAGGTCATGTACACGGTGGCATAGTCGAACTGCCCGCAGTCGATCTCGGCGGGAGTATCCCAGGCACCCGCAGCAGCAAGCGCCGCATCTGCTCGAGCGACGGTGAAAACCTTTCTCGTGGACATCTATCAATCCTCCTCGTCGTAGCAGACTAGGCAGATGGTTTCGCCGTTCACTTCGGATACGGCGATCTGCGATTCGGTCTTGCGCACTCCGCAGATATCACACACGGCCTTCGCCTCGATGTAAGGCGTTGGCGTGTTCGGAGTCAGCTTTACAATGTGGCTTGGCATTCGGCCTCCCTACACAACCCACCTCCCCACCAAGCGGAGGCACCCCGACCAAACGAAGAGGCGAGCTGTGGAAGGGGGCCGAGGCTTTCGCCCCGGTCCCTGTGGAAGGTTAGGTTGAGACGAACCCGTAGTAGTTCACCTTGTTCGTGACGAAGTGCATCGCCTGACCGGACGTGACGATTGAGGTCGGGGAGATGGTCCCAGACTCCATATCGAACGCGATCCCGGAAGAGTTGGAGACTCCGCCGCCGTCGATGATGTACAGCGGGTTGCCGAGCGCAAGCACCGCAGACGGGACGTGAATCGTGATCGTCGCCGTGGGCGATTTCACTGTGGACACATTCAAGATGCAGTCCGTTGCCAGCACGGTATAGACCGCAGTCGCAGTCGCCACCGAGGTGACGTCGAGGCTGTACGATGAGCCGATGTTCAGCGCACCCTCGACGCTCACGGCATCGGCGAAGGTCGCTGCGCCCGTCACGTTCATAGTCCCGCCCACGGTGGCATTGGCGCTCACAGCGAGGGTCGGAACCGCAACCGATGCAACGAATGTCGCTGCTCCGGTGACGTTCATCGTACCACCGACAGTGGCATTGGCAGACACGACGAGAGTTGCCACAGTGACGCTATCGTCAAAGCTGGCCGCCCCAGTCACATCCATCGTACCGCCCACGGTGGCATTCGCGGACACAACCAAGGTGGCCACGGTCACGGAATCGTCAAACGACGCCGCTCCCGTTACGTCCATGGTCCCGCCTACCGTGGCATTCGCACTGACGACCAGAGTCGCAACCGTGACCGAGTCATCGAACGACGCGGCTCCGGTCACATCCATCGTGCCACCAACTGTCGCGTTGGCGCTCACGTTCAGGGTTGCGCAGTTGACGTCTCTGGCGAAGGTAGCATCGCCGGTGACGGCCATTGTGCCGCCGACAGTGGCGTTAGCGCTCACTACCAGCGTAGCCACGGTTACCGAATCGTCGAACGATGCGGCCCCTGTGACATCCATGGTCCCGCCAACGGTCGCGTTAGCCGACACGTTAAGCGTTGCCACGTTGACGTCATTCACGAACGTCGCCGAGCCGGTGACGTCCATCGTACCACCCACGGTCGCATTGGCAGAAACCGCGAGGGTAGGCACAGACACAGACGCCACGAACGTAGCCGCACCGGTAACGGCCATTGTGCCGCCAACGGTGAGGTTAGCCGAGACGGCTAGGGTTGCGCCCGAGATCGCATCAGTGATGTAGAGCGAACCACCGGCCTCGACGTCGCCAGTGGTGAAGATGTGCGAGTTAGCAGTGGTCGCACTCGTCGCAATCGTCGAAGACATCGACGGGCGAGCGTACAGCGTGCTAAACGCAGTCATGCCCGGAGGTCCCATACCCATGATGTACCTCCTCTAGCCCCCGGTGGAGCCGTAAGCGTGGGAGGGGCTGTGGCCGAGGTAGCCATCGGTCCAGCGCCCGAAGGCACTGACAACGAGGTCACGGGTGTCGCGGTCACGGTCCCAGCCGTCGAGGTTGATCTGCTCACGCATGAGGGTGGTAAGGCCGTTCACTGCCGGCTCTCCCAGGATGACCCATGCGTCGGTGTCGGTGAGGATCGGGCTCGAGACGATCTCGAGTTCGCCCTGCCACGGGTTCAGGTCGTTGTTCGCCGATCCCGGCAGACCGTTGCTCTGCAGGTACCGCTTGGCGTTGTACTTCTCGTTCGTGGCGATCACGAGGAAGCGGGGAACGCCGGTCTTGGGCTTGTTGAAGTGATCGGGCAACTTTTCGTACGCGATCAGCCCATCGTGAATCGCGGTCGGAGACAGGTCGATGTCTGTGCCCGGCTTGTTGTTGAACGTGCCGCCGGCCTGCATCGGATGCGAAGCGTTGAGCCACGACACGCCATCGGGCCCGGTGTCGGTGCCCGCGATGCCAGCGTCGAGGATCGCCGTCTTGGTCAGCTCCTGGGTGTCGATGCCCTGCTGCGCAAGCGAGGTCGGAGCGAGCTGGAAAGCGCCGAACTGATCATCGGCGAAGGCTTCCCACTCGAACCTATACTGCTTGCTGTAGGTAGTCGGCGTCAGGGTCTTGTCATACGCCTGGTAGATCGTGCCCTCGAAGCTCGAAGCGCTCCGATTCTTGATCTGCAGGTAGCCGCCCATGGCGACTTCGGTGAACTTCTCGTATCCCTTGGTTGTGCCGATCTCGGTGAACAGCCGCGCCATCGGAAGCGGGAGCGTGTTCAGATCGACGTAGGCCATGCGGAACCGCGTATCGAGCAGATCCGGGAAGGCATCCCACGTTGCTTTGCTCATGCTGTTCCTCCCTTCTAGGTGGTCGAGTCAGGGTAGGCCCCGACCTGACACTTTGCGATGGTGAAGCGGACGAGGCTGTTAGCCCCGATGGCCTGGGTGCCGCGGCTCTCGGTGGGGCCGACGACCAGCTCGCGGACGCACAGGGTGCTTTCCGTGGTCGCATTCTCGTTGACTTCCTGGACGCCCGCAGCGCCCTCCCAGTCACACAGGAGACCGACCATCACGGACGTTGCGGTGCCGCTGCACTGGCCGTCGAACATGATGTCCGAACCAGCGTAGATCATCACATCGGCGTTGGTCGTCGCGCTCGTGATGCAGGTCGAGCCAAGGCGGCTGATGCCCTGCTGCGGGGCAACGATGCCGAGCAACGATCCGCAGGTCACGGTCGGATTGACGGCCTGGCCACTGACCAGACGCGCAACCGCGCCCACCTTCCACGTCTCACCGCCTGCACTGTTGAACGCCACCGGGCCAGGCAGCTTTGCCCCGGAAAGCGTGCCGATGGCCTGAAAGCCAACCGGCAAGTCTCTGTTAGCCATGATTACTCCTTTTGCGGCGGGCTACCCCGAACGGTGCCGGCTCGCCCAACCGTCTCATTGGTTTTCGCGTTTGCGATGTTGCTGATCTTCTCTTGCAGCTTGTGGCTGCGCTCGGTGCGCTTGGCCTTGCGGGCCTCGTGCACGCTCTTGTGGCAAGCCATCAGGACTACGTCCTTGGTCTTCTGTCTGACCATGGCAGGACCGTCCAGCCCCGGTGGGTTGTCCAGGTATCCTACACGCTCCCACTGGCTCTTGTTCTCGAGCGAAGCGAAGCGGTAGTGCATCTCGGGATGCTTGTTGATGACGTGGGCGTATGCCTCGCCGGACAAGTCTGCGGTGACGTCGATGCCCTCGTCGGTTGCCTTCGGGAAGTCGGCGACGTTGCGGTTCTTGGGGCTCATGCCTCACCTCCCTTGGGGCCGAATCCCCGGATGTCGATTGGCCGTTCCTTGCGGTCCATCTTGACGCCCTTGAACGACGCCACGAAACGCTCAACGAAGGTCTTCTGCTTGTCCAGGTCGCCCGGGTGCCTGCGCGCCGCATCCGACTGCGCCGTGGTCATGATCTCCGCAGGCACATCGATTGCGCCCAGGTCGCCGCTTGCCGGATCGCCAGTCGGGCCTCTCGACTTCGGCGGTGCGATAGACGCTGCGACGATCTTGCTCACGAGCCCTAGCTGACGCTCGACCGGGATTCCCTCGAGGTCGGCCCTGATGGATTCCGCCTCCGGGTGATCCTTCAGCTTGGCGTCGATCTGCGTCTGGTAGCCCGCCTCGAATGCAGCCACGCGGCTGTTCATGGCGTTCAACGCAGCTTCCTTCGCCGCGATCTTGCCCTGGTAGTCCGCCTCGAGCCCGTCGAACTCGCCCGCGGCCTTCTTGCGTGCCGCTTCGGCTTTCTCTTCTGCGGTCTTGCGCTTGGTCGCGCCGTCCTCGAGCTTGGCTAGCTTGGCCTTGAGCGCTTCGGTCTCTTCGCGCCTTCGGGTCAACTCGCCCTTCAGCTCCTCCGGCGTTTTCTCCGGCTTGGGCTCTGGGGTCGGGGTCGGTTCGTCTGCCATGTCTCGTACCTCCTGTCGCACCCGGAGCGGGTGGATCTCCCTATTGCGCCTGGGAGCGGCGAAGTCATGCCATTACGGCTGGCACGTTGCCGAATCGCCTAGTACCTCTAGGCGGAAGGATTGTCGCTTTCGACCATCACGAAGTGGTCTCGGACCAGCATGTGAGAGCCGTATTCCGGGATGTCGAAAATCATCCCCTCTTGGCTCTTACACAGCACGCGGGTTCCGGGCTCGGCCTCGCAGGGGATGCGATTCCCCCACTTGTTCACCTTGCCTGGCCCCACCGCTAGCACCGTGCCTGCCCACTGGTAGTCGGGCTCGTGCACGATGCCGGCTGCGGTAGCCACGAATCCGCGTTCGTCTGTCTCGGGCTGTTCCATCCGAATCAGCACGTTGTCGTTGTGCGGTCTGATCTTCACGGTGCCTCCGTTGTGATCGCTACTTCTCGGGCTTGGCCTCGGGCTCGGGCTCGGGCTTGGGGGCGGGCTTCGCCTGCACCAGCGGCGCATCCTCGAGCAGCACCATGCGGCCTTCGAGAATTTCAATCCGCGCCATCTTGGAGATGCCGGCGGCGCACATCTTGGACACGAGCAGCCCCTTGGCGCCACCGTCAAGCCCCTTGACCTGGAGCTGCACCATGCCTGCGAACTTGTCCACGTTCTCCGGTCTGACCACTCTCATTGCTCTTGCCCCTTTCTCTTGGCCTCTGCCATTATCTTCGCCGCCTTCGGGCTGATAGCGCCTCCGGCCGCTCTGTTCACTTCGCTACCATCCGAGTCCGGAGGCACCGTCGCCATGTGGCAATGGCACCTGGGCCCGCAGATCGTCGTGCCCTCGCCTGGTAACCCCATCGCTACCCACTCGGAGCGCGGCAAGGCCCCCATGCCCGATCGGTCTATGCAGTCAGGGCAGGGGTTGTCCGATACCAGAATCCAGACCTGCCGCATCTCTTCCGCGCTGGCATATCCCATCTTCTGCGCTTGCTTGTCCCAGGCGGCGAATTCGGTGCGCTCCTGCGTCCACTTGATCCCGCCGTCGAACTGCTGCCTGATGCCCTTGAGGAAGTCGCCAAAGATGCGCCCCTCTGCCTCGATATCGGCTAGCAGGATGGCCTCGACTTCAGCCGGGGTGCTGCCGGAAGACAGTAGCCTCTGGACAATCACGTCCATGCTCATAGCGCCTGCAGCTCCAGCCTGCGCCATCTGCTGCACGAGTAGGGCGTACGCCTCGTCTGCTGCGTCTTCAACGCCCGGCACGGCTCACCGCCGACTTCGTCATGTAGCGCAACGACACCTTGGCGAGGTCGAAGATACGCTTCTGCGCCTTCTCTGATATGGCGATGACCTCGTCAACTGCATATCCCATCTCGTCTAGGTATCCGGCGATCTCAATCGCCTTTGCGCTTGGCTTGAGCAGGGCGTATGTGTTCGTGAACTCCTGATGATACGCTGCCTTGCCTATGAACAGATGATCGCTCCGCTGGAACCCTGAACCGCGCCCGCCGTGCAGGCTTCCGAACCCAACTAGGCTGATCTGCTTCAGCCCGAATTTCGACTTGAGCGCCTTCGTGCTTGGCGCGTTGCCCTTGATTGCAGAGCCGTCTGCCTTCTGCTGCTTTGCGATTCTGCGGTTGACGTCGTTGAACAGGATCTCAACTGCCTTGCCGTAGAACTGCTTCTTGAGAGTGAACTGCGTGGGGATCGTGACGTTCTTGACTACCTTGATCTCGGTCTTCATTTACCCAGCACAGCGCGGGCGAAGCTCTCGACGGTGGCCTCTGCGTTGCCCTCAAGCTCGCCTGCGTAGTCCGACAGCACATCTGCCGCGCGCGCCGCAACCGATTGCGCGTAGAACGCCTCTTTCTCGCCCTGATCCATAAGCGCAGCGACACGGGCCAACTGCGGAGCGATCTTGAGCATGGAAGCGATGAAGTCTGCCAGCATGTTCTGCCGGATGCCCTCTGCGTCAACCAGGGCGCTTTCGACGGCGGCTCTCACTCTTCGATCTCCTCTTCCTCGACTTCATCTTCCTCTGGCCCCTGCCCCGGCGGCTTCTCGCCTGGCCTGGCCACTCGGTTCACGTCGATACCGAAGCGATTGGTCGGAGGGTTCTCCGCTTCCTTGAGCAGCTTCTTGTCGGCCATGTTGCGCTTGTACCGCTCGATTGCCTCGTCGCGGTCAAGGTCTGGATTCCGCTTCATGATCGCTTCGATGGGGGATCCGATGCCTAGCTCGATCTCCTCTTTCTCCATTGTCCACTCGGCTTGAGGGTCTGCCGGATAGGCCAAGGGCTCGAAGGCAATCGACTGCTCGACGTCCTCGGGGATCTCGGTGTCAAGGTGCGAGTTGTTCACGATGCGAATCAGGTCGAACAGGTCGCGCCCGTCCCACTGCGCAAACAGCTCCTGCCGTTCCATGTTGCCCCGTATCAGGGGCAGGTTCTCGAGGGTCATCGCGTAGCCGGACAGCTCCCGCACCTCGGTGCTGAACACTGAAGGCGGGATATCCTCGAGCCCGCTAAACGCCTTTGTCATCCACTCGAGGAACAGCCGGAACGCCTCAATCTGCGCCTGTGGGCTTGCGTAATAGACGTTACCGTCGCTGCTGATCCGGATGCCGTGCCTGACGCCCGCCTTGACTTCCTTCGCCTCTATGTCGCTCTGCATCACCAGCAGCCCGCCAGCCTGCATCTGCGCGAGGTCGTACACGTGGCTGAACGCCGCGGAGATCGTCTCGTTGGCGTCAGTCATGAGGTAGCCGCCGCACGGGAAGAGCTGCCCGTTTGGCTCGATGTCGTAGAATGCACAGAGCGGGATCCGGCCGTAATCGTGATCGCCCTCGTAGATTACCTCGTCTTTGCTCACAGCGCCGTCCGTGCAGTAGCCGTAGAACTTCGTCCAGTGGGTCTGCGTCAGCTCGATCCACGTCTGCTGGTCAAGCGGCCCGGTCTGCCCGGTCTCTCTGCGGCCCTGCAGCGAGAAACACACGGATACGCACCGTGCGATATCGCCCGGGTACTTCGGATCCTGCACCACGTAGAGGTTCTGGGGCTCGACGATGCTGAACTTGAGCCCGTCTGGCGCGTCTTCCTCGCCCTCGCCTCCGTGGTCGTTGGGCTGCACCCAGACGAAGCAGCACGTATAGAGGCGGGTCAGGCGGTCCACCTCGCGCATGATGACGTCTAATCTGCCGCGTGAGACGAGATCCTGATAGTACACTACCAGCGGGTCTTCTTTGGCTTCGACCGGCTCTGCGCCCGGCTCCGGCGTCTTCTCGGGCTGACCTAGCGCCTTGCCTTCCTTGGTCAACTCCCGCGTCGGGCGCATCCAATAGACCTGGGCCGTCTTGCGAATGACCTTGCGGAGGAACCCGAATGCGATCTCTCGCATCTCCTTGTACGATTCCGGCGAGTCCTTTTTGAGCGTGATCGCAATCAAGCCCGTGGGGTCGCCGTCGTACCAGGTGCGCCGGGTGTTCAACTCTGCGCGCCACTCCGACAGGCCCTCGAGCTTGGCCCGCTGGAAGTTGTCCTTTACCGCCTTGGCGGCTTGGTCCTGCCAGAGTTCAGGCATCAGATGCCGTCCCCGTCAGTGAATCCGCGATCAATGTTTTTCCACGACGCATCCTTGCAAATAGAGCAATCAGGGTCGAAGCAAGCGCAGAGAGGGTACGCCTCAACTAGCGTCACAGGTGGCTTCGGCCCGCGGGCGTACCTCTCGCAGTCGATACACTCCCCACTCGTCACGGAGCAGAGGTGCTTGCAGGAAGAATAGCGCTCAATGCCAGTCATCTCTGCCATATCAGCCCTGCCCACAGATATCGATGAGGACCACGCCGTACTCACAGGCGCTCGTGAAGTCGAACGCTAGCTTGCTGTCTTTCTTGGTCAAATCGGGCTCTTCGCTCATTGGAATCCCACCGATCTCCTTTTTGCGCACAGCAGAGAAGGCCCGAGCTACCTCGCGCCCTCCAGGCGTCCCGGTCCATATCCGCATCCTGGGGTGGCCATCGGCCTTTATAGCAAACCGCTCTGACATCGCGCCGCTTCGTGTCTCGTACCCCATGAGCTTTTTAGGGCACGGGATGATGCTGATTCCGTGCTCATGCTCGAGCAGGGAGAACACTGGGGTAGCCAGGCGCGCGTTCTGCCTGTTGTATCCGTAGCAGTCGCCGTGGGCCCGCTTGAGCTTACCGTAGGGCGCTCGCAGCTTCTCGACTAGAGGCCAGGTCTGCAGCAGCGTATCCCCGTCGCCGTCTTTCATTCCGTCCACGATCACGAGGTCTGTCCCGCCGCTTCCGTCTGGCACAGGCTGCGCTATCACGATGGCGTTCTGGCTGTTCACGCCCGGGTCAACCCAGATGTAATGCCCGTACTCGGGATCCGGCTTCCAGCCCGCCGCGTTGCCTGGCGCTATCTCGTGGATCTCACTGCGGTAGTGGGCGTAGTACTGCCCCAGCATCTCGGGTCTCAAGCACAGATGCTCTGACTCGAAGGTCTCGTAATGCCCTGACATCGCACGGAACTTCTTGATCACGTCGTCTAGCAGCATGTAGCCGCTGGACTTGCGCGCCTTGCCCCCGCACACGTCTGCCCACGAATGCGCTACACCCATCCGGTCGTAGCACACCGCGTCATGGCAATCGGCGCAGTCGGGCTTGTCGCACCGCTGCAACGTCTCGAATACACACCAGCGCCAGACCTTGAACCCGCGCTCCTCATGGTGGTCGAGCAGGTCCGTCATCAAGCCGACAGGGAACTTCCAGGTGCTCAATACCCGGGTAGCCGTATCCGGATCGTCCCCCGTGGCCATGGCCATGCTGATAGCCTGCAGCCAGACAACGAGGTCGATCTCATCGAATTCATCGATACTTACGTATCTGGGATGCGGAGCGTTCACGCCCTTCAGAGTCGCTGTCAGGACATCGAGCTTGCCGCCTTCGTACAGTTCCAGGTTACGCGCTGCGTCAACCTTGAGCAGCCGCTTCTCGCGGTTGGCGAAGTAGTCACGGATGTAGCCGCGTAGCTTGTCGCCCTGCCCTAGCGTTGCAGCGACGTGGCCGATCTCCGCGCGCTTGCACTCGGCCTCGGTGCCCTCGAGCAGCCCTAGTATCTGCGTCTTCCCCCCACCGCGGTTGGCCAGGGTCACGCTGTTGTGCGGGTGCAGGTAGCTCTCTACGGCGAAGTCCAGCGGCGCCTGGTGCCCTGGGCACACAGCAACGTGCGGGATGGTCAGGCCGTGGTTGTGCTTCCAGTGGTTGTAGAGCGCTGCTCTAGACGGGCATCCGCCAGAGAGGCGGGCCATGGCTTCCTGGCCCGGTGTCCACGGTACTGCAACCATCTAGTCGCACGGGACACTCAGGTCGCAGCCGGGCAGCTCCTCGCCGGCCTTCACCCGCTCGACATAGCGATTCAGCATGGCGTCCAGCGTCGGGTCGCCCAAATTCAGGTCCACAGCCC